AGGATTAAGGTAATTTGGAATGGTAGAAATTTAGGTTTTGCAAAGAGTAGAAATAGAGGTTTTAGTAAAGTTAAAACTGACTTTGTTTGTTTTTTAAACAGTGATATTGAAGTTCCAGTTAGTCAAAGTGAATGGTGGGATGATTGTGTTTCTAGACTTATGGTTTGTCCTGAAATTGGAATTATAGGAGTTCGATTATTATTTGATAATTGTAAAATACAGCATGGTGGTTCTATGATAGATTGGTCTGGTGATTTTATTCCTAGACATAGATGGGTAGGTGAAGCTGGATTTTATAATGGCTATTGTAAAGTTCAGGAAGTGGATTTTGTAACTGGTGCTTGTATGGTAATGAGAAGTGATGATTTTGAGAAAGCTGGTAAATTTCAGACTTGTTATGGTAGAGGCTATTATGAAGATTGTGATTTATGCTGTAGTATTTTAAAGTTAGGTAAAAAGGTTGTTTATGATGGTAGTGTTTGGTTATATCATTATCACAATAAATCATTTTTTGGCAATTCTAGTGAAGAAGGAATTTATAGGAATCATTTAATTTTTAAGAAAAGGAATTTGAGTTTTTTAAAGTATATTTATGGTATAAATAAGCATGGCAGTAAATTGGGAAAACGTAAAAATAATTAAGGAGTATTTTGGTAGTAAGATTGTTAAACGATATGTATATAGAGACGAAAAAAAGAATTGTTTGAAGTGTAGTTATTATTTAAAGAAGAAGCATTTCTGTAATAAATTGAATTGCAGAATAAATAGTTATAAAAAAGCGTGTGTTATATTTAAAATTAGTTAATTTATATTATGAAAAAACTTAGGTTTTCTAGTATTTCGTTTATGGTTTATTCTCTTGTTATTTTTGGTTTAGGTATGATTTTTGGAGTTGTAGTATTTAAGACTGATTGTGTTAATGCAGATGTAGTAGTTGAAGATAATATTCAGGTAGATAATATTCAGTTATGGTATAACCCAGATAGAGAACATAATTTTGATGATAGAACTATTGGTTGTACTATGCACTGTCAGGCTGGAGTAGCTCTATTTTGTAATGGTATGTCGCCAGATAAAAAGAGTTGTAAAATGCACTATGTAGAAGGTAGTGAGAAGAACTTTAATATAGAGGAATTTTGTAATAGTAGATAATTTAGTTAATTTATAATTTAATTTTAAACATAAAATTAAAAAAGGAATATAAATAATCTTATAAATTCAAATGAAATTATTGAGAATATAATTAAAAAACAGCAGAAATTGATAAAAAGTGTGATATAATTTTATAATTTAGAGTTTATGAGTAGAAAAAAGGGGAGATTTCCTTATCAGAATAGGACTCTTGCTCGAAAGATAGGTAAAATTCGTAAGGCTGGATTTAAAACTGCAGTTCACGCTTTGCCGATTGAGGCTAGAGCTTATATAGATGATTGTTTAGGTAAAGGGAAAACTGTTAATTTTATTGTTGGCTCGTTAGAGAAGGAGTTTCCGAATTTGCTTGAAGAGGCAAATGGAGTATTAGAAACTTATCCGAGTAGATGGGCTATTACTACATATAAGAAGAAGTATTTTGGTGGTGAGGCTATTCAGGCGGCTAGTAAGCTTGTTGGTGATATAAATACTCAAGATATTATAGATAGATTATGTAAAACTATATCTAAATTGCGAAAGGATTTGTATGGTAAGTGGAATCCGTTAATTATATCAGTAACTAGATTAAAGAAAATGGTAAAAAAACTAGATGGATATTATCGTTCTACTAAAAATGCAAAAGTGTCATTTATGAGTTTATTATTCTGGGAAAAGGAGGTTAGAGAAATGTGTGTAGTTATTGATAAAATGATGAGGGATAATGGTATGTTGAGAAGTACTGAAAGTTATTTTGCTAAAATAGTTTTAAAAGATAATAAAGATGATAAAGGACAATTGGTTAGTGCCGAAAATGGTTTTGAATACGAACAACTTGCAGAACGTATCAAAAGAATGTTTGCAAATGGCATTGAGCTTGTGGACAAAAAATCCACTAGAGGCGGAGCAAGTTCTGAGTTGTCTTAATGAAAACGAAAGGGTCTATGTTTTAAAAACTATAAAAGACTTGGTTTCTAAATCTTGGTATGATTCATTTGGTGTGTTTTCATCTTATTATTTGGGTGGTTATACGCCTGATTGGTCAAGAGATGGAATACACCATTTTCAATGGAATGCAATTATTGAAAATCGTTTAATTCAGAAGAAGTTGAGTTCTGATGAAGAAGAATTTTCGCCTGATACGTTGATATTGAATAGTGATGGTAAGGTTAATAATCGAATTGTTATAGAAGCTCCAAGAGATAGTGCAAAAAGTACAAAATTTACAGTTCATTATCCTATTTGGGAATTATATAGAAATTCAAATCAAAGAATTGTATTAGTATCGAATACATCATCTCAAGCAAAATCATTTTTGAGAGAAATTAAAGACCACTTGAAAAGAAATGATGTTCTTATTAATGAATTGGGTACGCTTATTCCAAAGTATCCTGATATATGGACTCAAAATGAAATTACTGTTAAAAGAATAGCTAAGTATAAGGATGCTAGTATTTCGGCCGTTGGTGCTGGAGGAAGTATTTTATCTCGTAGAGCTGATATATTGATATGTTTTCCAGGTTATACAAGAATTGAACTGAAGGATGGAAGTAAGAAGATTAGAGATGTATGTGTTGGTGATATGGTTAAAACACATCTAGGAAATTTTAAAAGAGTTACAAAGCTGTATAGACATAAGTTTTGTGGAGATATGCTGAAAATTTGTACGAAATATCAGAAGGTAGTAGTTACAAAAAATCACCCTTTCTTTGTTGGTGGTAAATGGATTAGGGCTAAGAATTTAAAAATTGGGGATAGACTTACTCGACATTTTTGTAAAAAGAGAAGTTGTATTCATTTTCCCAAAGGAAGATATCATAATGCCGAGAAGAGGATTAAAGATTTTGAGATTTATGAGAGTTTTGCTAAATGGTTAGGTTTCTATGTTGCAGAAGGATGCACTAAAAATAACAATACAATTGCTTTTACGTTTAATAGTAAAGAGAAAGAATATATAAAATTTATAAGGAATGTTGGGGAAAGGTATTTAGGCAAGTCTTATATTGATAGACATTTAGAGTGGGCTACCAGTATTTTATTCTATTCTAGTAGATTTGCTCATACGTTACGTTATCTTTTTGGTAGTTACGCAACTACTAAGTGTTTACCTGAACTTGTATTTAGATTCAATGATATATTGAAGGCTAATTTTTTGTTTGGGTTATTTATGGGCGATGCTCATATTTGTAAAAATGGAGCTTTTCAATTTAGTAGTGCCTCTAAGAAACTAAGAAATAGTGTTGTTGGTTTGTTAAAAACAATCGGTATTTCTGCTACGTGTTTATATGATTATAAGAATTTACAAGGGACATATGGTAAAGCGAATAGTTATCGGTTATATGTTAATTCTATAGATGCAAATAAGATACGAGCTATTGCGGAAAATGATTATGTTATTAAGAATATTCAAAAGGTAGAAAATTATACAAGGTATATATATAATCTTGAAGTTGAGGGCGATAATTCATATATTGCAAACGGATTTAATGTTCATAATTGTGATGATATTTTGAGGCTTGAAAATACTCGTACAGAGGAACAGCGTATAAAGGTTAAGGAGTGGTTCAATAAAGTGTTATTGCCTATTTTAGTTCCTAATGGTAGATTAGTTTTTGTGGGTACGGTATGGCATCCTGTTGATTTAATTGAGGAAATGATGGCAGACCCGACTAACGATATAAGAGTTAGATATAAAGCTATTTTGGATTTTGATAATCAAGAGGTTTTATGGCCTGAAAGATATTCTTATGATACTTTGATAAAGAAAAGGGATAGTCCTACTTATGGAAGATTAGCTTTTAATATGTCTTATCAAAATGAAGTTAGTGATGACGAAACAAGTTTGATTAAATATTCCTGGGTTAAAGATGCTAAATTGGCAGGGAGTAAATATAAGTTATGGGATAGATGGAATGAGGCAGAAAATCCATTTGATAGAGTTATAATAGTTGGTGGTGTCGATTTGGCTATTAGTCAGAGTATTACTGCTGATTATTTTGCTTTTGTTACTCTTGCAATAGAAGTGTCTAGTGGTAAGCGTATTGTACTTGATATAGTTAGGGAGAGATTAACGCCTTCCCAGCAGAGAGCATTAATAGCAGATAAATTTGAAAAGTTTAAACATTCTGTTATAATGGTAGAAAGTAATGCTTATCAAGCAGCTTTAGTTAAAGATATGCAGGAGTATACCAGTATTCCTATAAAATCTTTTATAACTTCAGAGGAGAAGTATGACCCGTTATTAGGAATTAACTCGATTGCGGTTCTTTTAGAAAATAAAAAGTTTGTAATCCCGTCTGATTTTAGCGATGTTAGGACAAAGGATAATGTAGGATATTTATGTGATGGATTAATTACATATAGACCTGACAAGCATACGGAAGATACTGTAATGGCTTTATGGTTTGCGAATACAGCAGGTAGGAAACTTGAAATGACATTTTCTAAGGAAGAGTATGAGGTTGAGTCTAATTTATTTAATTTTGAAAAAGTATGAATATATCACAGCGTTTTGTTAATAGCAGATTAGGTAAAGGTGTTCGAGGAGTATTAAAAAGGGTTTCTGAGATGAAGGTTGTTAATAGGAATTATTTGTTGAATGATTTAACTTATCGGCTTCAAACTTATTTTAATTTCTTTTCTTTAAGTCCAACTGTTGATGAAAGTAAGGTGAATTACTTTTTAGCACGAGCTTTATATAAAGGAAGTGTTATATCTGATGAGGTAGGTAATAGTTATGGTGAGGAATATTTATTATCTTCACCATTTTCAAAAGCTATTGTTAATGCTACTGTTGCGTTTATGTTAAATGAAATGCCTAGAGTAAATTATGAAGATGCTAGTTTTGATGAATATGAGGATTATGTAAATCAGTGGATAGACACTAATAGTACAGATGTATTTAAGGTGATACAGAAAGCATTATCAGAAGGTGATGGTTATATTTTAATTAAGAATGAATTTAATGCACCTGTAATTAGATTAAGACCTGAAAATGTTACTAAGATTGTGAATGTAAATGATTATACCGATTTGATTGGTTATAATGTAGATAATGTAGTTTATGAAACAGATAGTGAGGATAGTTCTAAGATTAATAAAATTCAATATAAAACAATGTATAGGAAATTTGCTCCGTATGTAGTTACTGTTAGAACAGATAAAGATAATAATCATACAGTTGTAAAAATTGATGGAGAAGATACTAATATTCCGTATGAAAATCCTAGTTTTAATAATGAAAGTTTAGCTTTAGTTGATGATTTTAAAGATTTGTTTAATGATGTGGTTCAAGAGGAAAGACCTTTGCCGATTATACAATTTTCGAATGAATTAGATGAGGAGAGTATTTATGGTGAGAGTGAGTATAGGAATTTATATTATTTATTTCTCAGATATCATCAAGTATTAGATAATGCAATAAAAAATAATGTATTTAATTCTGTAAGTATGCCGATAATAAAAGGAGTTACAGATATGGGTACTTTTTTGAGTGAGAATGGTGTCTGGGATGATGTAGAGAAGAAATATAAATTGAAGTTAGACCCGAAAAAGGTTATAGTAGGTGGTGAGGGTTTTGATATTAGTATGCTTAACGCTTATGATAGTGTTGGAGGTGCTAAAGATTTATTAAATATTTTATTCTGGTTAATAGTTCAAGCAAGTGAAGTACCTGAGTTTGTATTTGGAACAGCAGTTCAGAGTTCAATGGCGAGTGTTAGTGAGCAGATGCCTGTAATGGTTAGGAAAGCTAAAAAGAAACAGAAAGAATTTAATACCTCTATAAAACAGTTAGTTGAAACGGCTATTTATTATATGAGTATAAATGGAAATACTGATGTTGAGGTTGGAGATATAAAAATTATTTGGGGTTCGATACTTGACGAGGATATGGAAAAACGTATAAGATTAGTTGAAACTTTAGATAGTATGGGGTTAGTAACTGATAAAACAAAAGCAGAGATATTGCAGGTTGGTAAATATGTATCAGATGTTGAAGATGAAGTTAGTGAGGCAAGTTCTGAGGCTAAAGATAGGATGGAGGAATTTCAGTTTAAACCAGCAGGAGTAGCTCAGGAAGAGGAAACTTCAAATAAGGGGAAACAAACTCCGATTGAAGGAGAAGGTGAGGAAGTTTAATTTATTTTGATAATACAATGCCAGACTTTAAAACTTTAGCAGATGCAGGTAGTGTTGGTGTTAGTTTAGCATTAATAGCAATGGTTTGCTTTTTAGCGAAGTTATTAGGCAATCATCTTGACCATTTGAATAAGGCAATATTAGAGATGACTGTAGTATTAGCTAAGCTAGGTTCTACAGTTGATAAGGCTTTGAATAAGATAGAAAAGAAATATAATAAATAATATTTTATTATTAATTTATGAAAAAGCAAAAGTTTGCAAGTATTAGTAAGATAAAAAAAGAGGATAAGGTAATTGATTATGATGAGGAAAATGTAGATACGAATATAACGAGAAAAATGTTTGAAAAAGAATATAAGGAAAGGAGGAAAAAGAAATGAGTGACTTTAAGTTTAATGTTCCGAAACTACTTGAGAAAGGGGCTTGGTTTGATTATAGATTTTTAAAAGGTGGTTATATATCACGAGGTAATAGAGATTTGAATAAAGTTAGCACTTTGTTTATACATCATACAGTTACGAATCAAGAAAAGAATCTGGATAAGGAAGTTCGGTATGTTCATTATCTGCATACTGATATAAGAAAATTTAATAGCATCGGGTATAATTTTATTGTTAGTAGTGAGGAAATAAATGGTTATGCAAAAGTAGCATATACGTTAGATTTAATTCAGATAGGATATCATACAGCTAATATAAAGGGCTGTAAGGGAGTACCTGCTAGGCTTGGAAATGTTTATGGTACAGGAATAGCAATAGTGGGTAATTTTGTAAATGTAAATCCAACTAATGCACAGCTTAGGTCAATACATGAATTAATTAATGAATTAATTTATCAAGAGGATATTAGATTACCTCTTTTAAAAAATTGGGATGTAATGATTCCGCATTATTTAGCAGATGCAACTGCATGTCCAGGTAATTGGAATAATTATAAACCTTTGGTAATAGATGCTCCTAGTATTGAACCCAAACCAGACAACCTATATCATGTATATCGAAATGACACTGAATTAGGGGCTTACAGCTCTGAATCTGAGGCATTAGATAGGTTTATAGATGACGCTGGTAATAAAGTGTTATATAATAATATTGATTTAACTTATCAATTTAAAAACAATATGAATAGATTAGAACAAACAATATCTGATATGCAAAAAAGAATAGAGAGTTTGACAACTGATTTGAATAAAGCAATAACTAATTTTGATGAAGCAAGGGGTAAAGTAAATACTCTAACACAGAAAATTAATGATATGGAAAAGGATACGGAAAATAAGGTTAATGATGTAAATAATAAATATATTAATGTATATAAGGAAATCGGATTAGAAGAAAAGGATAGAAATCCTGAAAATTTGAAAAAGGCTATAATAGAGATTAAATCTCAGATAGGTAAAGGTAAAGTATTTGATAATATTTTAAATTTTATTAAAGATATATGGCAGAAAATAAAGTCTCCGAAAAAAGACAAATAGCGTTAAGTACGTTTTGGGATATGGTAGATGTATTGAGATGGAGTGGTATTCCAGCAACTGGAGTATCTGCATTTTTTCTTTTACTAAAAGAAATTATTGAAGTATCGTATGTGGAGAATGTACCTGCTTGGGTTGCTTTAATTCCTTATATAGGTGTTGGTATTAATGTTATCTGGTTTGGTATCAAGAGATATAGAGAATATGCGTTAGGAGAAAGAAAGATTGAGGTAAAAAAATAATAGATGATTTACTGCCTGATAAAATTAATGGCTGGGATAGATTATCTAGGGATTCGGATATTCGCAGAAAGATAAAAGAAATAGGAACTTCGTCTGAGAGATTGACTTGCTTATTTGGCTGTATATTATTTAGTGTACTAGTTTCGATATTATTAGTTTGTTTTATTTATAATGGCTGATAAGTCTATTCTACCTGTAAAAGTTCGTAGTTCGATTAGGAATATAATTTCAGATATTAATAGAAATTATAAATCGCTTGGTAAAAAACTAGCAAGTGTTTCAAAAAAGATTAAAACTAAAAGTAATTTTGAACTCCGTAAATCTGAAATTCATTATTTAATTAGTAAAACAAACAATGAAACTAAAAAAGAAATTGCTGAATATAGTCATGTATTAGCTAAGGCAGGCGTTATTAAGAATATAAATGAGTTTACTAAATTAGATATTCCAAAAGTTTTACCTGACAAATGGTATGAGTATTTAGATGTTGTAAATGATATTTTGAGACGGAAGGTAATTTATTATTATAATTTGGAACAGGAAGATGGTCGAACACTTGAGGAACGGATTAAGACTTTAATTTATGGTGCAGAGGAAACAGTTGAAGCTTTAATTAAGCAAGGTATAGAGGAAGGCTGGAGTGCATGGGAATTAGCAAATAAAATCGAGCAATATATTTCACCTGATAGAAGAAGTAAGTTAGTATCACCTTGGTCAATTATTCGGGCAGATAAGGATATGCCTATTTCATATATACCTGAAAATGTACCAGCAGGTGCAGTTGATTTTAATGCATATCGAATTGCTATAACTGAATTAACAAATCATTATCGTTGGGCAGTTGTAGATTCAAGCAAAGATTGTCCGTTTGTAGTTGGTTGGAGATGGGTTTTAAGTCCTTTGCACCCCAAAAAAGATATTTGTGATGATTGGGCTTCACATGAGGAAGGTATAGGTTTTGGAGTTTATAGTGATGCAGATGAGATTATGAAATTTGGGCATCCGTTTTGTAAATGCGATATATATACAATTACGGTATTTCACAAAGA